CCAATAGCTGTTGGTGCATCAGTTGATGAGTCCGTGCGAGTTCGTTCAAACCGACCGGAATACTCTCCGGAGTTTGAGCAGGCATGGCTGGCATATCCCAAACGTGCTGGTGGCAATTCAAAATCTGCAGCCTTCAAAGCCTGGAAAGCCCGTTTGAATGAGGGGTTAAACCCCGAAACCATGCTGGAAGGTGTGAAACGCTACGCGGGCTGGGTATCTGCGATGGGTAACAGCGGCACACAATTTGTGAAACAGGCTGTCACGTTCTTTGGTCCGGATCGTCATTTCGAAGAATCCTGGGAAGTTCCTGCGGTATCTGCAGCCAGACGCGAGGACCCGTACTTCAAAGCCAGTTACGACAACGTGGACTACCGCCAGATCCCGGCAGGATTCAGGGGGTGATTATGAGTCTTTTGAATGAAGTTCAGAAATTCATTGAAGCCCATCCGGGGTGTACTTCTGGAGACATTGCGGATGCTTTTGCTGGTTACTCACGGCAGCGCGTTCTGCAGTCAGCAAGCAAGTTACGTCAGAGTGGGCGTGTGGCTCACCGTTGTGAAGGAGATACACGCAGACATTTCCCGCGCCTGACTGAGAGAGCGCAGGAGCCGGAACCACAATCTGTTCGTGAAACCAGACCTGTGCGCAATTTCTATGTCGGCACTAACGACCCCCGGGTGATTTTGTGCCTGACCCGCCAGGCTGAAGAACTGGAGTCCAGGGGCTTATTCCGTCGAGCTGCAACGGTGTGGATGGAGGCATTCCGTGAAAGCCACTCCCAGCCAGAACGAAACAATTTTCTGGCGCATCGTGAGCGGTGCTTACGGAAAAGCAGCAAGCGCGCTGCATCGGGTGAAGAGTGGTATCTGTCAGGGAATTACGTGGGGGCTTAATGAGTAATAAATATTGCCAGGCGCTGGTGGAGCTGCGGAACAAACCAGCCCATGAACTGAAGGAAGTGGGCGATCAGTGGCGCACGCCGGACAACATTTTCTGGGGAATTAACACCCTGTTTGGCCCGTTTGTTCTGGATCTGTTTACTGATGGTGATAATGCCAAATGTGCCGCTTATTACACTGCGGAAGACAACGCGCTGGCGCATGACTGGTCAGAACGTCTTGCGGAGCTTAAAGGTGCTGCCTTTGGTAATCCCCCGTACAGCCGCGCCAGTCAGCATGAGGGGCAATACATCACCGGCATGCGTTACATCATGAAACATGCCAGTGCTATGCGTGATAAAGGCGGGCGCTATGTTTTCCTGATCAAAGCTGCCACCAGCGAAGTTTGGTGGCCGGAAGATGCAGACCATATTGCTTTTATTCGCGGGCGTATTGGTTTTGAACTGCCAGCCTGGTTTATCCCGAAGGACGAGAAGCAGGTGCCGACAGGCGCTTTCTTCGCTGGTGCTATTGCTGTTTTCGACAAGACCTGGAAGGGACCGGCAATCAGCTACATCGGGCGCGATGAACTTGAGGCATGTGGTGAGGCCTTTCTGGCGCAGGTTCGCCAGCAGGCGGAAAAACTGGTCAGGGAGATGGGGGCATGACGACATTAACTCAATGCCAGCAGCAGGTGCTGGATATGCTGATTTCTTACCAGAAAGAACGTGGCTTCCCGCCAACCAATCAGGAGGTGGCAACCATGCTGGGATACCGTTCAGTGAATGCAGCGGTGGAGCATCTTCGCGCACTGGAGAAAAAAGGCGTCATCACGATAAAGCGTGGCGTGGCCCGGGGGATAACGCTTCATACCGCGGTGAAGGACGACGACAGCGAGGCGGTCGGGATTATCCGCTCACTGCTTGCCGGTGAGGAAAACGCAAGGCTGCGTGCAACCCACTGGTTACATGAGAGAGGCCTGAAAGCATGAAGCTGATCCTGCCTTTTCCGCCCAGCGTGAACACGTACTGGCGACACCCCAACAAAGGGGCATTTGCTGGTAAGAGCCTGATAAGCGCGGCGGGGCGAAAATTTCAGAGCGCGGCGTGCGCAGCAATAGTTGAGCAGTTACGTCGTCTGCCAAAACCAACGTCGGCACCTGCTTCAGTGGAGATCGTGTTGTTTCCTCCGGATAACCGGATCCGCGATCTGGACAACTATAACAAGGCGCTGTTTGACGCGTTGACCCACGCGGGTGTGTGGGAAGACGACAGACAGGTGAAAAGAATGCTGGTGGAGTGGGGACCGGTTATCCCGGAAGGGAAGGTCGAGATCACTATCAGTAAGTACGAGAAAACGGCGGGTGCAGCCGCCTGATCAAGAGGAGAAACGAAGTATGAATAATCTGATGGTCATTGATGGTATTGAAGTTCGTCGTGATGCTTATGGGCGTTACAGTCTGAACGATCTGCATCGCGCAGCAGTAGCATCTGGTGCAAATGCCAGAACCAAGGAGCCAGGAAAGTTTCTTTCCAGCCAACAAACTGTTGAGCTTGTTCATGAATTGACCAACACCCAGAATTTGGGTGTTGACCCGGTGAGTGTGATTCATGGGGGAAATGAACGGGGAACGTATGTCTGCAAGGAACTGGTGTATGCCTATGCAATGTGGATCAGCCCGTCATTCCATCTAAAGGTGATCCGTACTTTCGATATGGTAACCAGCGCACCGGAAAAATTATCCGGGCAGGCTGCTGACAAGATGCAGGCTGGTGTGATTCTGCTGGACTTTATGCGCAGGGAGTTAAACCTGTCTAACTCTTCAGTGCTTGGTGCCTGTCAGAAACTCCAGGAGGCTGTTGGCTTACCGAATCTGGCACCGCGCTATGCTATTGATGCTCCTGCTGACGCGCCTGATGGCTCAAGCCGCCCCACGCTGTCACTGAGTGCACTGCTGAAGCTGTATGGTATCCGCCTGACAGCTAATCAGGCATATCACCAGATGGCGAAGCTGGGGATCGTTGAACAACGTGAACGATACAGCCGCACTGCGATTAACAACATCAAAAAATTCTGGTCGCTGACGGCGAAAGGCTGCATGTTCGGCAAGAACATCACCAGTCCCGCAAATCCGCGCGAGACGCAGCCGCATTTCTTCGAATCCCGATTCCCTGAGCTGTTAAAGCTGCTCGATACCGTTCATTGAGGTGACCGTGAGAGCACTACTGACCCCTGAAATTGCCCCGCGTATGGGGATCGTATTGTTCAGACCAGGTTCAGAGCTGATGCCCTTGTTTATGCAGGGGCGTGTCCTGCTGGAGCCTGAGCCGGAACGTTATTCATCTTTCGCCAGTGGTGCCGTTCCGGCGGCATCACAACCGCTGGCGGATGATCCTGCCGTTCGGGCCGTGTTCCGCAATGAGGCAGTGATCCGTCGTGCTGGTGGCGTGGAATGTCTTGAAAGCTGGTTACTTCGTGAAAAGGGCTGCCAGTGGCCTCATTCCGACTGGCACAGCGAGAACATGACCACAATGCGACACGCGCCGGGCGCAATCCGTCTGTGCTGGCACTGCGATAACCAGCTGCGCGATCAGTTCACAGAACGGCTGGAATCAATGGCAACGGATAACTGTGTCCGCTGGGTGTTATCTGTTGTGCGCCGTGATCTCGGTTTTGATGACAGTCACGTTGTGACAATGCCGGAACTGTGCTGGTGGCTTGTTCGTAATGACCTGGCGGATGCCTTACCGGAAAGTGCAGCCCGTAAGGCACTGAGATTACCGAAGCCTGTTGTGCCGTCTGTCACCCGGGAAAGTGACCTTGTGCCTTCGGTTCCTGCCACCAGCATCATCCAGGATAAAGCGAAAAAGGTGCTGGCGCTGAAAGTGGATCCGGAGTCGCCGGAGTCTTTTATGTTACGCCCAAAACGTCGCCGCTGGGTTAATGAAAAGTACACGCGCTGGGTTAAGACACAGCCGTGCGCATGTTGTGGAAAGCCTGCAGATGATCCCCACCACCTGACAGGTCACGGTCAGGGTGGAATGGGGACAAAAGCGCATGACCTCTTTGTGTTGCCTTTGTGCAGAAAGCATCATGACGAGCTGCATGCGGATACCGTGGCATTTGAAGAAAAGTATGGCTCCCAGCTGGAGCTGATATTTCGTTTTATCGATCGCGCGCTGGCAATTGGCGTGCTGGCCTGAGTTTGTGGAGAAAGTTGATGCGTAATATTCAGATGGTTCTGGAGCGTTGGGGAGCATGGGCGGCGAGTGATAGTTCTGGAGTTGACTATTCGCCTATAGCTGCTGGGTTTAAAGGGCTTCTTCCCTATACAAGCAAAACACGTCAGGCTTGTTCAGATAGTGATGCATTAATTATTGAAAGCTGTCTTGCTCTTCTTAAAAAGAGAAAACCGTACGAGCATTCTTTGATAGTGGCTCATTACCTGTATGGCATATCGAAAAGAAAACTCGCAAGAACTCGCAAAAAAGACGAAAAATTGATACGTATAGAGATACAGATGGCTGAAGGGTTTATTGACGGATGTATTTCAATGCTTGGAGTCAGGCTTGAAATGGATGACTTGTAAAAAGTAAAAAAATGACTAGTGCGGTCCGCAAAAAGGACGTTAGTATGTTAAGAGTGGTTACTTCGCCACATAGCTTAAAACCCGTCGGCGAACGGGTTTTTTTATGCCTAAAAGTGGTGCTGGACGTTAAACGCTCGGGTGGTTGCTAATACGGGGCTTTCAGCTTTCTGGCTTTTTCGAAAAGAGTCATTTGGACAGGCTGTAAGGTGAAAAATAAATATTAAATATATGTGTTGTTATTTCTGGATTTCAGAAATAATAAAAAAACATGCGGATATTTACGGTTATTGACGCTATTTTTATTGAAAACGTCAGGATTATTCTTATTATGGCGCAGCACCAGCGCAATGATGCGTTGGGCAGGCCCTTTAGCTCAGTGGTGAGAGCGAGCGACTCATAATCGCCAGGTCGCTGGTTCAAGTCCAGCAAGGGCCACCAGCCGTCACTAGCTCATCGGGACAGAGCATCAACCTTCTAAGTTGATTGTGCGGGGTTCAAGTCCCCGGTGGCGGTCCAGTGCCGACTTAGCTCAGTAGGTAGAGCAACTGACTTGTAATCAGTAGGTCACCAGTTCGATTCCGGTAGTCGGCACCATATGCGGGCATCGTATAATGGCTATTACCTCAGCCTTCCAAGCTGATGATGCGGGTTCGATTCCCGCTGCCCGCTCCAGAGAAACAAGCCTTACTGTATTGTGGCACTGGCGTATTTTTTATTACGTGGGGGCAGGTTGTTTTTAAATGACGTTTTGCTTTCTGGCTATGATGTTAGGTCGGGTGTAGCCTCAGTGCTGATTTTTTACAATACCGGGATGGTGCAATATCGGTGGAGATTTTATATTTCCTGGCAGGGCCGATGATGCATCATCCCGGTGTTGTAAATAACACTAAAGAGGTGTTCCTCAGTGCGAGGGTGGTTTCATGGGGAATCATAATATCTGTTGTAGGGATAGATATTTCAGGATGCACCCGACACTTCGATTTTTATTACAATAAAAATGGTTTATCTCATGCGTTGACTAACCGCCATACTTGGCGGTTTTTTTTATTCCTGTACCAGATTAAAAAGCATGTGAACTCTGGAAAGCTTGTGGGACAAGAACCTTGGGTAGCAATTTGCGAGAGGGGGGGGACGTAGCGTGTTTGTTGGATTTAGACCGCGGGACAAAATCCATGAAGAATAATAAGTATCTGCCTCCTTTCGGAGGCGTTCTTATATTAGTAAGCATCATAAATGGTTTAAATTTTCAGATTAATAATAATTTTAGATAAGCTTAATTTTATTTCTTCACGACATATCCTGCGCACATCAAATAACGCCCCATAAAAGGCATCTGCGGTGTTTTTAATGGGGCGTAGTTTTTACGGGCCGCTGGTGGCCCTTTTTTATTTACAGGAGAAAAAAGTATGTCTGAACCCTTATCCGGTTCCGGCGCAGCTGTGGCGCTTGGTGGGGCGACGGTATTCGGGCTGTTTACCGGAACGGATTTCGGGATTGTGTTTGGTGCGTTCGCCGGGGCGTTATTTGTGGCAACGATGCCGCAGGCGCTTTCAGCCTGGAGGATTGTGGGTCACTTTGTGGTGTCTTTCATCATCGGCGTGCTGGGGGCAAAAGTGCTGGCTTCATATCTTGCTGATAAGGCCGGATATGACAGCGCTTCGATTGATGCACTGTGCGCGGTGCTGGTGTCGGTGGTGTCAGTGAAGATTCTGTCTTTCATTCACCAGCAGGATATTGGTTCTCTGATATCCGGGCTGTTCTCCCGTCTGCGGGGAGGAGGCGGCAATGTCAGGTAACCTTCCCGGACTGCTGAATGTGGCGTTATGTACGGTCATCGTGCTGATGCTTTTTTTCTACCGCCGAAAAGATGCCAGGTATAAACCGCTGGTGTCATGGCTGGCCTGGCTGCTGATGCTGATATACGCGGTCGCGCCACTCAGCTATCTGTGTGGTCGTCCTCTTCCCGGTAACTGGGCGATGGTGCTGGGTAATCTGTTGTTCTGTGTGCTGGTGGTCTGGGCGCGCGGGAACGTTTCAAAAATTCTGTCGTTATTGAGAGTCTAAAAGAAATTAAAAAAGAAGTTTTTTAATTTCTATGCTGGCTGAATTTAATATGGTATTGCTGAGGAATGAATGCATGATTTATTTATCAATACATCCAGTATAAATAGCGTTATCTAAAGTTGTTATTTTTATGACGGTAACAGGTAAATTCAGAAGAATGTTATGAAAAAATTAGTGTTGTTATTCTTTTCTATTGCTTTTTTCTCTGTATCTTCCAGTGCAAATGAATTTTACAGAGCGGATGCCAGAAATCCTGAAGAGATTAGGCGGGCAGGAGGGTTATTATCTCGGGGGCAGAATGAAGCATATGACCGTGGAACGCCAGTAAATATAAATTTATATGATCATGCCCGTGGCACTGTAACTGGTAATACCCGTTACGACGACGGATACGTATCTACTACAACAACACTTAGACAGGCACACTTGATAGGCCAAAATATCCTGAGCGGCTATAGCGAATATTATATATATGTCGTTACTGCCGCTCCAAATATGTTTGATGTAAATGGCGTTTTAGGAAGATACAGTCCGCACCCTAGCGAAAATGAATTCGCAGCACTGGGAGGAATTCCATTGTCACAAATTATTGGGTGGTACAGGGTATCTTTTGGCGTTATACAGGGAGAAATGCAACGTAACAGGGCTTACAGAGGGGATTTGTATCGGGGATTAGCTGTTGCTCCGAATGAGGATGGTTATCATCTTGCAGGGTTTCCGGCTAATTTTCCTGCATGGCGGGAAGCACCCTGGAATGCATTTGCTCCGGATCAGTGTGTGCCGAAAAATAAAGAAATTGAAGATTCGCCGTGTGCTTCTGCCACAAATTCAATGTCGAAACATGACCTGACAAATTTTAAGAAACTTTTAAAACGCAGGTCGGCCTTAATGATTTTAATGAACGAAGACGATTCATTGTTGTAAATGGAGAATGATATGAACACTAAAAAATTGATCAGCGCTCTTGTTTTGATGACTGGTATTGCATCTGGTCAGGTATATGCAGGTGTTAGTGAACAACTCAGAAATATCTGTAATCAAACCACTGCAAATATTGTAGCAGGGGTGCAACTTAAGAAATATATTTCAGATATAAACACAAATACTGAAGGGGTTTATGTGGTAGCTGATGCTGAACGTGTTTGGTTTATTCCTTCCGCAAAGAATTATCCTGATAACGTCTTAACTGCCGAACTCAGGAAAACTGCAATGGCAGCCATCCTCTCAGACACGAAAGTAAATTTGTGTACAAAATATTCTTCTGGCCCACATCATATTTGGGCTATGGAATTAGATCGAGAGTCGTGAGTGGCAGTTATTTCGTGATTGTGTTTCTTTGCCCCCATATGTGGGGCAATTTCTGTGTATAAAAGAAGAGCTGAATACAAGAGTTAAGTATGTCGGAAAAATTCAGATTTAGTCGTCGCAGCGAAAAGAATCTGGAGGGTGTTAAGCCGCAGCTGGTGGCTGTAGTTCGCCGGGCACTGGAACTGACGGAAGTTGATTTTGGTATCACTGAAGGCCTGCGTAGCAGGTACCGCCAGAAACAACTGGTCGCCGCAGGCAAAAGCCGGACGATGAACAGCCGCCACCTGACCGGCGATGCGGTTGATGTTGTGGCCTACGTTGGCAGCAAGGTGTCATGGGACTGGCCTCTGTACGAGAAAATCGCGCTGGCATTTAAGCAGGCTGCCGCAGAGCTGGGAACTGCCATCGAATGGGGCGGGGACTGGCGGACGCTTAAAGACGGCCCACATTTTCAATTGAAGCGATAGCTTGCAAAACATACAGGGCCGCCATGAGCGGCTTTTTTATTGCTCAAAAAACGAAAGAACGGAGGTACGTATGTACGCACTGAAAAAAATTACGGTAACTAAAGATGGTCGCCAGGTTGAGGAAGTGCACGTCCTGGGGGATATGTATCGTCTGGAGTTCTATCCGCGTGACACTCATCTTGCAGCAAAAATTGAGTATTGCCGGGACGGGAATATTCCATGTATTACGGTAGAAAAAGAGGATGAGGCTTACATTACCACGCTGAGCGGAGACACAGTGCGTTGTATCTGTCGCGGAGACAGTAAAGCCCGTGATGAAATAGCTAAATGCCGTACTCATACCAGTAAATAAAAAATAAAGCCCCGGTTGTTGGAGCAATCGGGGCTTTGTGTTTATGGATTCTCTTTGTGAATGCGCATGGGGATCATTCATGCCAGTAAAGCCTAACACGACGAAAGATAAATTTGGAGATGATCTGATGATAAAAGCAGAAACCACTCCGCAGGGGGCTGATGATGCCGCAAAAATCATCGCGGTATGCCGGGGTATCAGGCACATACTGACGCCAGTTGCATGGATTATTTGTACCGCACTGGTTGCATACACAACAATTTATTTAAACAGATGAGTGCTGATTTTATTCGGGCAACGGCCTTTGCAATTCGCCTTGTTGCGGTCGCTGTTCTGATTTGGGCTGTGCGTTGGTGGTGATATGACGCGAAAACACTGGACACACAGAATGCCGCGAACGGCGGCGAAATGGGCACTGGTAGCGATACTGGTGCCTTTTTTATTGGTGGGGGGCGTCAGCCTGGATAAGGCGCGCCAGCTTTTCGATACGGCTTCTCAGGTCTGCGAAATTGTCGACGGTGTTCGGCAGTGTCTGCAGAGCTGATCGCCTGTAAGAGCAGAATATTTCGCTGAAAAATGAAGGGTGTGCCAGCGTCCGGAAAGCATGAAATTCTGTGTTTGTGGCTACTCAATAAAATAAATTCTTTCTGTCGCCGCGAATACTCAAATGTTGATCAGTGCCCGGTGCGGCGACGGGCTTCGATATCAGGAGACGATGATGGAAAAAACAGAAAACAAACCGATTGTAATTAGTGCTGCTGTTCCGTTTAAGTTTGAGTTGTCACAACTGGTGGAAGTACGCATCAGTGATGAATGGGGTGAGGTGAAAGGCCGTGCTCAGTATGCGGGTGGCGAAAACCAGTACTTGATCCACTACAAAGCAGCTGATGGTCGTGCCACGACGGAGTGGTTTGGTGAGTCCATGCTGGAAGCAACAGAAGATGAGCGCCATCCGGGCTGTCCGGTATTTGCCGGTATGGAATTACCGAAAGGTGCGGTAGTTACTGAGTAACAGGCATTACAGCAGTCCTCTCTCACTGAAGGGGGCTGCTGTAATGTGTTAGCTGTTTTTTATGAATCCGTTGACGACCCATCCGACAAATCTGAGAACAGCATATATCAGCAAGGCGCATGTCAGTGAAGTCAATATATCAAGCAGCGAGAAGCCTTGCGTATCTGTTGGTGAAAATAAAAGCCCAAAGATGAACACCAGTGTAGCCAGCAGAATGCCCAGTCGATGGAACCCGTTCGAAATAGTGTTTTGCATTTTTGTTTTCCGTATCAGGTTGTAATGGTTTAGTTATTTTAGCATCTGGATAATGAGGTTCTAATCGTCTGGATATACCGGAAGCGACGGGGGGCGCTTATTGAGCCTGATATTTATGAAAATGATAATTTTTTCTCATTTTTACGGGTCCTTTCCGGAATTTGAAACACCGGGGGTCGGTGGACGCGCAAAAACGCGCTATTTATGAGATTTTTTGAGGGGGTGGTTGTTGTTTAATTGTTTGTTATATCTCATTGATAAGTAAGAATAAACAGAAATAAATACAACAACCTGATGATGCTTTTTGATGTGATCGATGTATGAAATATAAATAAAATCAAATGGTTTCGTAAAAATACAAGGTTGTTGTATCGTTTTTTATCGATGGCTTATGGAGAGGAGATGGCCTGTTTATTGAATAAAAGCGATATGGCCTCCTCCATCGGTATATCCGTTCAGGCATTTGATAAATGGGGCGTTCCTCCTGTTGAGCGTCGGGGAAGGGAAGTTTTTTATGATGTTAAAACCGTGCTGGAAATCGATCGCGAGCGACGACAGCACAATCAGAGAGCACCTGATGACGGGAGTGATCTGGAGGAAAGATTACTCCGGGCCAGAACTGAACTGACGGAAGAACAGGCCGTAGCTCAAAAACTTAAAAATCAGGTAACCGAAGGTAAGCTCATCGATTCAGAGTTCTGTGTTTTCGCCCTCAGCAAACTGGCGATGGCATTGTCCAGTACGCTTGATTCCATTCCTTTATCCATGCAGCGACAGTTCCCGGATTTAACCCCGCGTCATATTGATTATCTGAAAACCCTTATCGCAAAAGGAGCGAATCAGTGTGCGCAGGCAGGGGATAAATTGCCGGAGTTACTCGATGAATATATCCAGACAACAACTGAATAATATGATGCTCGCCGTCACAACCGCATTACAGCCACTGATAAGGGCACTGCCGGTGACGCCGGTTGAGTGGGCTGATCAAAATTATTATCTGCCCAAAGAGTCGTCATACGGTGAGGGGGAATGGAAAACCCTGCCGTTCCAGGTCGCCATCATGAACAGCATGGGTAATGACCGGATCCGTACTGTTAATCTGATTAAATCAGCGCGCGTGGGTTATACCAAAATGCTGTTGGGCGTGATCGGGTATTTTATTGAGCATAAATCCCGTAGCAGTCTGCTTTTTCAGCCGACAGATTCTGCAGCTGAAGATTTTATGAAAGCGCATGTGGAAGCTACATTGCGGGATGTTCCCTGCCTTAAAGCGTTGTCTCCATGGCTGGGCAAAAAACATCGTGACAACACGCTCACTCTGAAGCGTTTTTCCTCCGGTGTGGGGTTCTGGTGCCTGGGCGGTGCCGCAGCTAAAAACTACCGTGAAAAATCTGTGGATGTGGTCTGCTATGACGAACTCTCCTCGTTTGAACCGGATGTGGAAAAAGAAGGCTCGCCGACGCTGCTTGGCGATAAACGTATCGAAGGCTCGGTATGGCCTAAATCCATACGCGGCTCAACGCCAAAAATTAAAGGCTCCTGCCAGATTGAGAAAGCCGCGAATGAATCTGCGCATTTCATGCGGTTTTATGTCCCTTGCCCTCATTGCGGGAAGGCCCAGTATCTGAAGTTTGGCGATGATGCGACGCCGTTTGGCCTGAAATGGGATAAGGGTAAACCGGAAACGGTGTATTACCTGTGTGAACATAATGGCTGTGTGATCCGGCAGTCGGAACTTGACCAGAGCGACGGACGCTGGATTTGTGACAATACCGGGATGTGGACGCGTGATGGCCTTACATTTTACAGCGCCGGTGATGAGGAGATACCGCCACCGCGCTCAGTCACGTACCACGTGTGGACAGCGTACAGTCCGTTCACCACCTGGGTGCAGATTATCTACGACTGGCTGGATGCGCTGAAGGACCCGAACGGCGTCAAGACGTTTATTAATACCACGCTCGGGGAGCCCTATGAAGAGGCTGTGGCAGAAAAACTGAGCTTTGAGTTGTTGCTGGAAAAAGTCTTCCACTATGGTGCGCAGGTTCCCCTGCGGGTGGTTTACCTTACCGCCGGGATCGACTCCCAGAAAGATCGCTATGAAATTTATGTCTGGGGCTGGGCTCCCGGCGAAGAAGCCTTTCTGATTGATAAGCAAATTATCATGGGGCGACCGGAAGACGAGGACACCCTGAAACGTGTTGATACGGTGATCCGGAAAAAATACCGCCATGCTGACGGTACTGAAATTTCCATTTCCCGCGTCTGCTGGGATACCGGTGGTATCGACCAGGACATTGTGTATCAGCGTTCCAGAAAACACGGCACTTTTTTTGTGCTTCCCATAAAAGGGGCATCGGTGTACGGCAAGCCGGTGATCACCATGCCCAAAAAGCGCAACCAGCGTGGCGTGTTTCTGTGTGAGGTGGGTTTTGGGGGACGCGAGGATCATAACTGGCAGGCTGAGTCGGTGGAGTTTTCACTGGCACCGGGGCAGGGATTTACGCTGAATCTGTCGCTGACCACGGATATTTCTGCAAAGGGGAAAGCCAGTGGCAAGAAAAAAGGCGTCAATTATTTTGGTTAATGTTTTCTGAATCAGGAAATAAAAATGTCTGTATTAATTTCGGGTGTGCTGACGGATGGTGCGGGACTCCCCATGTCCGGATACCATATTATTCTGAAAGCCCGACAGAATACATCCGCAGTGGTTATGAGAACGGTGGCAACAGTGGTGACAGGGCCGGCAGGAGAATATGCATTTGAGGCTCAAACCGGAATATATGATGTTTATCTTCGTTCGTGTATTGAAAGAGAATATTGTGTCGGTGATATTTGGGTTTACGACGATTCTAGGCCCGGTACACTGAATGATTTTCTGACCGCTCTCGATGAGGGCGACTTGAAACCGGATGTGGTGAAACGCTTCGAAGAAATGTTGGCGCAGGCGCAGCAGAGCGCGGAAGCGGCAGCGGAAAGCGAACGACAGTCCGGGCAACACGCAGCTGATGCGCAGAAGATTAAGGATGATTGCCAGATGCTGGCGGATAACGTACAGCAGAATGCAGAAGCCGTTGCCGAAGATAAACAACGCGTTGAACATCTGGCCTCAGAAGTTGAGTTGAACGCTGGGCAGGTGCAGCAGAGTATTACAGATGCAGTAAAGCAGGCTCAACAGGTAGCAGATGACGCTGCATCCAGTGCCGAGGAATCAAAGAACAATGCGCAGGAAGCAAAACAGTACAGGGATGAGGCACAACAGATTATTGATAGTCTGAATGCAACAAATGCCACCACAATGGATAAAGGGCTGGTGCAACTGTGTAGTGATACGGACAACGACACCGAGGAGCTGGCTGCTACGCCAAAGGCAGTCAAAGCCGTCATGGATGAGGTTAAGGGAAAAGCGCCGCTGGACAGCCCTGCGTTCACTGGCATGCCAACCACCCCCACCCCTTCGCAGGATGCGTCCGGTTGTGAAATTGTAAATGCTGAATTTGTTCGGGCATTGATTGCTGCAACGTCATCAGGTTCGTATTCAACAGATTCAGTGGTTCCGCTGGTAATTAATGGTGCACAACTCCAGTCCGCTCATCAGAGCAGTGGACCACTGGTGATAAACAAGGTGCAATTTCAGCACGTCCGTCAGACCAGAACCAATGCCCCCCTGGTGGTCAACAAAGCACTGATCCAGTCCGCTCATCAGAGCAGTGGACCACTGGTGATTAACAAGGCGCAACTTCAGCACGGTCGTCAGGCCAGAACCAACGGCCCCCTGGTGGTTAACCGTATGGGGTTGAGTTTTGCATTCGTTACCCCTTTGCAATGAAAACTAACTTTATGAAATGAGGGTTAAATTTTGAATATCATCGATATGGAAGGTTTCTGTCAGATCCCGGCAAACCGTGAGCTTACCAGTTCTTACTCAGCATCAACAATCATGTCGTTGCTGAAAGAGTACGGTGTCACACTCATCACTGAAACAACCATAGGCACCACACCTTCTTCAGTCCAGCGTAGCACGCAGACCGTTTATGGTATCGACAGGTCGGGGTTGGTTTTAAGTGCAACAGGAGGACGTATTGCATTTAAAGTTCCGCTTCCTGACATAAGTGAGTCTGCCGTGCAAATGGGATTTCGTCTTACTCTGGGTGAGGGAACAAAATATTCTTCAGGTCTTTCCGTCATTTCGGTGGGAGGGTGTACGTTTTTGACGCCTTATCCGGCAGAAGCCGCCAGTTATTACTACGAAATTTTTGTTACTTGGGATGGCGTTAAATGCACAGCGGACTTGTATTGCAGTGGAGCCTTGTCGCAAACAGGCACGTTCTCCCCCGCAAGAACAGACAGCGTATCAGTCACCATTGGGGTAACCAGTGGTTATATTTTTTCCTCAGGCGTTACAGGTACGCTGATGCTGGGAGATATGTACTGCGCAACGGTGGCATATAACGACGAAAACATCGCAGAAGCCTCTCCACTGGGTAGTATTGAGGTGAGATACAGTGAGGTTACTCAGTTTGAGGGAGGTCGTGCAGAAAACTCACTGGGGGAAGATATTGTTACAGGACTGAACACACCGAGTAGTGATGCTGGTTACCTGCTGCTGGGGGCGTCCACGGATGCGGCAGTGGCAACGTTTGCTGATATTGATAATAGAGGTGGAGAGTTGATTGGCATTAAAACAGCTGTCACATACAGGAGTTCAGCCACGCCAAACAACTATCTGGCGTGGAATACGGGCTGTGAAAGTGGCAGCGGGGCAATAACAGAAGAGACGGAACTAAACGCTGACCAGTCCAGCTGGACTACGGTTAAACAATGCTTTATGAATCTGCCCGGTAGTGAAGATGCTTTCGGTGAGGGGAATCTGACGTTCACGGCCTCCCTGTATAACAGAAAAATATCTGAGGACAATCCTGTATCCCGACACTATCGCGTGATGAGAGAGGTGCTGAATGTCTCCGGTGTTGAGGAGAAGGATATAGAGGTTGAGGACAATAGTGCAGGTCGATCGCAATGA